GAAATAACATTAAGTCTTTATATATGTCTGAGGGTGTAACAGTAGGAACATTTAACTCTCAAAGTGTTAATAAAGTAGGAGTAACAATTACACCAACAAGTGCAGCAACATCTGTTTCAATGGACGGGCTAAGAATTAATGACGAAGACACCTTTGACCCAGAGTATGGATTAATTGCAAGATCTCTATTAACATCAGAAATGGTTAAAGTAATTGGAAGAGAAGCATCAATAGAGTTTAAACTAGACCTGTCGTTTGGAAGTTAGTCATGGCTGGTAAATATGAAGATTTAGGAATCACTCAGGATAAAGATGGAGATTACTTTGACGTAATTATTCCAAATTTAGATCTTGGCACAGAATATGATGTACAGGTTGCCTGGGTATATTCAGATAAAACTTTAGGAACTAGTCCTTATTCAGACCCCTACACATTTGTAACAACAAGCGAGCAGCCACTAAATAAGCCAAGATTTTTGCAATCAGATTTAACAACATCACTTAATGCACTTATTGTTAACTGGTCTGGGTTGGATTATTTGGGAAGTGCTTATCCAAAAAATTTTGATAGAGTAGACATATATGTAAAAGGTGGAGACTTTGGAAACACTTATGTTATTGCTGGAAGCTTTAAAGAAGCTGGAAAACAAACAATTATTGCACAAGAAGGAACGTACTATGTAAAGCTAAGAGCAGTAAGCAATCGTGGAACGGTGTCAGATTTTAGTGATGAGTGGTCGGCAAATACAGCTAACCCAGCAGAAGTTATTGAGCCTCCAACGCTTCCAATTGGATTAACGGTTTCAACCACAGCATTTGGAATTTCTGTAAACTGGAATGGTGCATATCAAGCAGATGATCCTTTTTCTGGATTTAAAACAATTGAAGTTTATGCAACAACAAATTCTGGATTAGGAGCAAGCACAACCACAGCATTTACAAGTACGTCACTTGTAGCAAATCTTACAGTAACTCAGTCTTTAAATAGACAGAATGTCGGAATTGATAATCTTAAGCAGGCACTAGGATTATCTACATCAGAACAAGTTTATGCAGCCAATGTTTATTTTTATTACATAGCCTATAATAAAAATAATGAGCCTTACAAAGTTAATAACGCTGCAACATATACACGCATTAGCGCAACGCCATTATCTCCAACTAAAGCAAACTTAATTGATTTAGAAAATGGAATTATATCAATTGAAAACTTAGTTGCTGGAAATGGAAAGTTTACTTCATGGCTAAGAGCAGGATCCGATACAGGTGGATCAAGAATAGAGTTAAATGGCGGTAGCACTTTTGCAGATGGAACAACTGGAAGATCGATACTAGATGGTTTTACAGTATATGGTCCTGGAAACAATCCTATATTTAGGGCAAGCACAACAAGTGGTACCATAACCTTTGGAGGATACACCCCATCAGAAATTGATTCTATTAAAGCAACTTCTGATTCTAAAACAAAATTATTTAGGCAAGCAACTGTGCCAACATCTGTAACAATAGGTGATTTATGGATTAACACTGCAGACACAACTATCGGAAGAAATACAATTTATATTGCAACAAAGGTTGGAGCTAATTCAATAACAGTTGACCCAGTACAAGGATGGGTAGTTGCAAAAGATTTGGATATAACAAAAGCTTTGGCAAAAGCTGATGCTTTTAATGAAGAGGGAAATATTAATAGGGCTATTCAAATTCCAAGTCCAAACTCAGGAATAGTAGGCTCAATATATTCTGGCAAACCCTCATATGCATCTCAAACAGCTGGTTGGTTTCTTGGATACGATGGAACTGATGTAAATAGCTCTCCTGTTATTCATATAGGAAATAGTAATAATCATTTTAAGTGGACTGGTTCTGCAATTGATATTAAGGGTTCATTTACTACTAATGGAACAGTCTCAACTATTGGTGGAACTGCTAATGTGACTACAACCTTAAGTGCTGGAAAGCTATCTCTTTCTTCAGATCAAACAACTGGATTTATGGACTGGGCAGATGCAGCTGTATTGGGAGTTTCAAGTACAGACTCTAAAGTAACCTTATCTCCAGCTGGAATATCAGTTTCACACACTGGACTGTCTTCTGGACTTTCTATTTCTTATGTGCCAGGTGGCGGATACGCAAACATTCACATTCCAGGAACTGGTGCGCCACTACTTAGATGGGTTAATTATCAAAGTGGTGAAAACACTGCACATTTCATGGGAGGAGATATTGCAAACAGACCACTAGTTGTCACGGATCAAGGGCTACAGTATCTAGGCCCACGTAATTTCTACAATAATTCTTCTTCAGCAACCATGGCTTCTGCTACTTATGGGGTAGACGGAGATTTAGTATTTAGTACGAATGCGAATTAGCATATGCCTATATATAGAAAATCAGGAGGCTCTTGGACAACCATTAGAAATATTTATAGAAAATCTAATGGAGTATGGACTTCTATAGAAAATGTTTATAGAAAAGCAAACGGGGTATGGAATAGCGTATTCCTAAAAAATAATTCTCCAGTAATTAGAACTAAAGTTGAAATAGAATCAAGTGCATCTATAATAACTGATGGACAAACTGCAACATTAACTGGAAGAAATTATTCATGGACTCCTGTTTCTGGACTAACTCTAACATATCGTTTTGAAAAATCAACATCAATTTCATTTACTACTTCAACTTTAGTGGCATCTGGCACTATAGCAAACCCAGCTTCTGGGTCATCTAATACAATAACAAGATCGATTTCTCCTTCTGATTTCTCGCAAACGGATATGTATTTTAGATTTAGAGTAACTGCAGTAAATTCTTCTGGCACAACTGTATCTTTAAGTGATGTTGTTTCTGTTTCATATTATGGAACCCCAGTTCCCGAGCCAGGATCCCCATCAATTACTGGAAGCACTACCGTAGGAAACACTGCATTTGGAAATATTGGTGTATGGACAAACTCTCCAACACAATATGACTATAGATTGTTTTTTAATTCTGGTCTATCTAGCTATCCATTAACATTTTCTCAATCTAGATCAGTGTCTACTAAGTCTTTGTCTGGATTTTCTGCATCACTATCAACATCAACCAATCATGGCTATAAAGTAAATGATCAATTAATAATTTCTGGCATGGATTCTTTATTTAATGGAACACACACTATAACTTCAAGAACAAATAGCACTGTATCATTTACATTACCAACACCAACAGCCTGGTCTGCATCAACAGCATATTCTATTGGATCGTTAGTTTCATTTTTAGGTAATGCATATTATGCATCAATATCAATGCCAGCCCCAACATTGTTTTCTGCTAGTAGTGCTTATAATGTAGGGGATAATGCGTGGGATGGATTTACAAGATATAGATGTATACAATCAATGTCTGCTGTTTCAGCATGGTCTTCATCTTCAAACTACCCTACTGGATCTATAGTAAGCCACAATGGAACAAGATGGAGAGCTGAACAAAATTCTGGTATGGGATACGTGATACCAGGTACTTCTACACCAGTAGGTGCACAGACACCTTCTAGCACTAACACAACATATTGGTCGGAAATAAATGTGCGTCTTTCCAGTACTTCTTACTGGGCAAATGCAAATCCTAACAATTCTTCATATTGGACAATTCAATCTTTTTCTGGCACATCTGCATCTGGAACAACAACTGCTCCAAATTATTATGAAGGATCAGTTTCTTCTAGCACATCTATTTCGTTAGTAACACCAACAACAGATTATAAGACCTCAATTGATTTAAGGGGTGCCGTTCTTGGTTTTGGAGTTAAAGCATATAATCCAGCAACTTCAAATCCATCAGAATACATAAGCACAAAATTTATTTATGGTTATCCAGTCATAACAGTTGGAACAATAACTGCTGGGGATACGACAGCATCAATACCGTATACGCATTCATATATGACAGAATATGTTATAGATATAAAATATGCAGGCACATCAATAAGCACTTACCCTAAGACTGTAACTTCACCATCTACTCCAATTTCCGTTTCTGGTCTAGCCGCACCAAGAGAATACTCATATTTTATAACTCCTAAAAATGGTGAAGGAACATCTGGAGTAATTAAAACTGGAACATTTAACACAATATTACAGCAGTGGACAATTACATGGAATGCCAACGGTGGAACTGGAGGAGGAACTACAGTAGAAAATAAAGGATCATCTCACACAGCCCCTTCACCAGGAACCAGAGACGGATTCGATTTTGTATACTACAGGTATCCAGAAAGCGGCGGCCCAAACTCAGAATTTGTTGATTCTGGAGGAACATACACTCCGACAGGAAATATGACATGGGGAGCTGTATGGACAGCTAAAACTTATGCAGTTACATTTAATGCCAACGGTGGAACTGGAGCGCCAGCAAGCCAAACTAAGATACACGGTACTAACTTGACTTTAAGTTCAACAGCACCAACTCGTGCAACAGTCGGCAGTACCCAGTACACATTTGCAGGTTGGAACACTGCAGCCAATGGAACTGGAACAAGCTATGCAGCTGGAGCAACTTATACATTAAACGCAGCGCTTAGTTTATTCGCTCAGTGGACAGTAACAAATTTAACATGGACCATTACATGGAATGCAAATGGAGGAACTGGTGGCGGATCAACTACACAGAATCGTGGAGTTTCACACACCGCACCTCCCCCAGGAACCAGAGACGGATTTAATTTTTCTAACTGGAGAAACCCAGCCACTGGATTTGATATTTTGTATACTGTAAATGATGGAGGAACTTTTAATCCAACAAGCGATCTTACTTTTGGGGCTGTGTGGTCAGCTATAACTTATCCAGTTACATATAACGCTAACGGTGGCACAGGAGCACCAGCAAGCCAAACTAAGATACACGGTACTAACTTGACTTTAAGTTCAACAGCACCAACTCGTGCAACAGTCGGCAGTACCCAGTACACATTTGCAGGTTGGAACACTGCAGCCAATGGAACTGGAACAAGCTATGCAGCTGGAGCAACTTATACATTAAACGCAGCGCTTAGTTTATTCGCTCAGTGGACAGAAACAACTCTAACTTGGACAGTTACTTGGAATGCTAATGGTGGAACTGGCGGAGGTGACACTACAAGAGCCAGAGGTCTTGCACACACCGCGCCACTAGTCACCAGAACTGGATTTAATTTTTCATCATGGAGGCACCCAGCATCTGGTGATTTGCTTTATTCGGTAGGCAGTCAAGGAACATTTACACCGACATCAAGTCTAAGCTTCTTTGCCCAATGGAGCGCAATTCAGCCAACTCCGACTGTTTCTACAATAAGTGCATCTACAACTGGAAGATCTGGAAGTAGCCCTAACTTCGTGTTCGCTAACCCAAAAGCTACATTCAGTTTTACTTTTACAAACACCACATCGTGTACTATTTATTTAGATAGATCTGCGGATGGAGTAAATTGGACCGCTGGTGTTGCAAATAATTTGGCTGTGACTTCAAATGCAATAACGCTATCAACAAGCTTGCCTACTGGAACAACAAGCGCTTCTGGAAACTTTTACTACAGAGCTAGAGTAAACGCCTGGTCTGGGGCAAACCAAAGTGGAAATAGTACTGGAATAAAGACTAGTTCAAGTGTTAGAAACACGACAACCCCAGTAAACAATGCCTCATTGACGTTTTCATAAAAGAAAGGATAATTATGGATAATAATGAAAAGTCTAAAGCTTTACAGCAAAGAATTGATCTACTAAAAATATCAATATCTCATCTTAAATATACTGAACCAGAGGACATAGAGTACTTTGAAACCTTCACGGAAGCCAAAAAGCAAGAGATATACCAGTTTATAATTGATCAAAACTTAAAAATTCAGGCCTTGGAAGCAGAATTGAACCTTTACAAGTGATCTGTATTTATGTTATAATATGAAAGGAGGAACAAAATGACAACAATTTTAACAAATGAAGAAAAGTCTGCAATTGTAAATCAACATATTAAAAACATTGAGTATTCAATTTACAACCTAGAGATTTCAGTTATTGAAGAAGAGGCTGTTTCAAATCCAGACTCTGCACAAATTTCTAAACTTAATTCTGACATTACGGAATTAAATTTAAAAAAGGCGGCTCTTACAGCAGAGCTGGCATTGCTTACAGAATAAGGGTATATAATGTCAGATAGATCAGATCTAATTATAGCTGCCCTGCAGCAAAGAATGGGTGAAATGGTTGTAGGCTATGAAACCCAAATTGCTGTTTTGCGAGCAGATTTAACACAACTATTAGATGAAGCAAATGGAAAACAGCAAGCAGTTAAAGAGTATGAAGATAGCCTAGGAGATTTGAAATGACAACAGAAGTTTTTCAAGATGGTGAGCCAGTAGATCCAGATAAGTTAAGAAATCTGCAAAACCAGATAAATGATATTAAACAAACTTCCGCAGATGCTTATTCTCTTAGCAAAGCCACAGCTAATGATATAACTGTTTTAAAAGTAATGCATGTTCATGCTGGTCAAGTCAAGTTTCCTAATGGATTAAAAAAGGGCGGAGACAACAAGCAAGAAATACCTCATCAGTGGGGTGCAAATTACACAGCTGCATTTATAACAGCTACACCAAGACCTGGTCCTGGCAAAGCAATTACTAGCTGGGCAATTGGAGGAGCTTTTGGCGCAGAGGTTTTACAGGTATTTGCATCTGAAAATTACACAAAGCCAGTTGCATTTAACTACATAAGTATTGGAGAAAAAAGAATAACGCCTGAAGGGTAAAGTCTATTGACACACTGTGCCAATATGTTACAATTACTATAACATTAAGCCACGATATCGTGGCTTTTATATATATTAAGGGTTTTAATGAGCAACGATTTAAAGTGGATGATATCATCCGATCAACAATTTCCGTATCAAGATGATAAGATGATTGCGCTTTGGTTTAAAGTTATGAAGTGGTTTAAACCAGATGTTGTTGATTACCTTGGAGACACAGACGATCAGGCTTGCTATAGCAAGTATACTGAGGGCAAATCAGCAGAGTTTTTAAACTATCATAAGAATGATAGTAAAGATCTTATTGTTCCAATGATGCGCCATGAAGCAAAAGGCGCAAGAGACTTTTATGCAAAGACAAGAGAAATGCTTCCAGATGCTCAGCTTTTTTCAGCATTAGGAAATCATGATATCAGAATCTTTAATTATGTAGATGCTAAGTTGCCAGAGTATATTTCTGAAGTAACTCCAGAATCAATGTGGAGCTTAGACTCTCTAGGATATGAGTATATTTATTATAATGAACTGCCAAAGCGCCGCTTTGGAGACATACATGTTCACCATGGACTTTCAATTGCTTCAACTGGTTCAGTAAGAAAAGATATGGAAGACCTTCAAATATCTTTGATGAGAGGTCATTCTCATAGAATAGCATCACACTTAGTTACTTATGAGTTAAGAAATGGTGGACAGGGAGAAACTCTTCGTGGATATGAGCTTGGCCATATGTGTGATGAAAAATCAGATGGAATGAAATATATGCAGCACCATGATTGGCAAAAAGGTTTTGCTATTGCACATATTGTAAATGACTATCCGCATATTCAAATGATCCATGTGGCACCAGATTACTCATGTGTTGTTGATGGGAAACTATTTACGCTATGATGACATGTAAGAAATGTAATGGTAGAGTCTTTATAGATAGAGTTTTTTCACAAAAACTACATACAGAATTGTTTTGCGTAATGTGCGGGAAACGATGGATGATTAATAAGGATACGAGTGCATTAGGAAAATGGCTAGAGAAATTAGAAAAGGCAAAAGAAAAAAACTTAGCTATTTCTTCTTGAACAATAAAATACATAAAGTATTAAGTTCCTCTTGGGCAAAAGATGAGTTGACTGCTTGGTGTTATCCAGATAACAAAAGGGTAATGTATTCTTACTCTCAAGTAGTAAAAAATATGGAAAATGCATATTCAACAAGACAAGTTGCTGAGATCTTAAATAAACACAAGGTAACAATTGAAGATTACATTTTAGATGGTAAGATAAGATACCCTCAAAAAGTTTATCCAATTGGAATTCCAGATAGTGACTGGTATAAGTTTATGTATAGCGAATCGGACATAATGGACATACATGATTTTATATTGGAAGCAGGATACTCAAAGGATATGCCTTCAAAAAATGAGCTTAGGGCTCTTCTCAAACATAGTACGATATTGTATACTAAGACCAATGAAGGAAATTTTGTACCAGTATGGAAGGCAGAATAGTGTCAGGCAGGTTTGTAGTTTGTGATTTATGCAAGAAAGAAATAGAATTACGTTGGGGCATCTTTGCCCATGACAGTTTAAGTAGGCATCGGAAGGCGGAGCACTAATGGAAAAAGGAACTCATGTTAGAGTTGATCTATCGTTTACACGAAACCTTGGAAATTTTGAAAGCATAAAAATTGGTATAGGTGTCGATGATTTTGTAAGAGACGGCGAGACTGTTGATGCAGCAACAGATAGAGTATATAAGTTTGTTGAAGATAAACTAATTCAAAAAACTCAAGAAGTTGAAGAGGAATTACGTGGCAGTAAATAAAGAACCCTACATTTTGTTATCAATATATTCTGGTCTTTATGAAGAGATTTACAAAGTAAAGCCTACAATTAACAGGTATAAAGAAAAGTGGGCTATGCAAGATGTGATAGATAGCATAGGGTTTGACAGAGCTAAAGAAGTTTTAGAGTATTATTTTAAAACTGGAAAGAATAGGCACCCGCTAAATTTCTTTTACAACAACTTTGATCGAATAGAGGATATGATGATTCAGATTAAAGAAGATAAAATTAACAGAAGCCGTCTGTTGCAAGAAACTAAAAGAATGGTTGAGGATAATTAGTGAATACAGAAGCAGAACTAATTTCAGCAGTTTGTAAAAACAAAGACATAAGCACCATTCTTGCAGATAATTCAGACGACCTATTTGTATCTCACAAAGATATCTGGGAAGGTCTCAAGTCATACTATTATAAGTTTAGGGCAGTTCCAGAGGCTGGAATTTTGCAGGATAAGTTTAAAGACTTTGAGCCAGTTGAAACAAAAGGTGAGACTGGATACTATTTAGACAAACTAAAAAATGAATTTGTGGGCAACAAGCTAAAGACAATTCTTATGCAGGCTGGCTCATCTCTAAAAGAAGATGCACCATCTAGAGTGCTTGGAACAATGCAGTCTCAATTAGCAAACTTAAGTAGATACACTAATAATGTTAAAGACTTAGATATCACAGACCTTGACTCAGCTGAAAGACACTATGAGTCAGTTAAAACTAGATCTCTAGCAATGGGAGGAAGCCCAGGAATTTTAACTGGCTTTGAAGCTATAGATAAGGCCTACCCAACTGGTATGGCCCCAGGTCACCTCATTGTTGCAATCGGATGGCCAGGCCGAGGAAAGACATGGTTCACATCTTACTTAGCATGCAAAGCTTGGGAGCAAGGGTTTAAGCCAATGATTGTTTCTCTTGAAATGGCTCCAGAAAATATGCGAGATCGAATTTACACAATGCTAGGATCTGGATTATTTAGAGCAAGCGATCTTTCTAAGGGTGATATTAATATTGATGATTTTAAAACTTGGGGAAAGAAAAAAACCGAAGGTAAGAATAGTTTCATCCTTGTCTCAAATGAAGGTGCTGGAGAAGTAACACCAGCAACTATTCAAGGAAAGATCGATCAACATAAACCAGATCTAGTTATCCTTGACTACCATCAGCTGTTCAATGATAATAAGAGAAGTAATTCTGAAGTTGAAAGAAATAGAAATATCTCAAGAGACTTCAAACTCCTTGCTGTAACAAATGGAATTCCTATTATTGATATTACTGCTGCAACTGCAGATGATATCTCAGATCAAAAAGAACCCCCAATGATGAGTCAGGTTGCATGGTCAAAAGCCATTGAATATGATGCTGATATGGCTATTGCAATTCATAAGCATGCTAATACAGATCTTATTGAGGTTGTCTCTAGAAAGAATAGACATGGACATGACTTTAGGTTCTTCCTTGACTGGGATATAAATAGGGGAGTAATTACTCCAATCTATGAGGACCTTCCAGAGCTGAGCAAGTGACCCATAAAAATATTAAAAGGTTTCAGATAAGAGTTGAGTTTTTAGATGATTCTGACATGATCAGAATTAAAAAACAATATGAAGATTTGCTTGTAAGCCAAATGAAAGATTCTGGATACGCCAGGGTACTTGACATAGACCCAGCTTTTTCGGTAGAATTTGACGGACAGACATGGAAGTTCTTAATGACTCTCCATGGAGTTTATGTAGGAAAGAAGAAGGCATGGCAATTAGAGGGTATGACACAAGGAAAGTTGATACAACGGAATATTCCCATGCCCACATAAGGTCAATAGTGCAAAGCCTAGGAATAGATATGGTTGGAGAGACATCCAACGACTTTTTAGCATACTGCCCATTTCATTCAAATAGACACACATCAAGCTTTAGTATAAGTAAAACAAAGGGTGCCTACATTTGTTTTAACCCTTCTTGCGGTGAGGCTGGAACCTTAAGCGATCTAGTAAAAAAGATTTTAAACAAAAATGAATTTCAGTCTTTAAGATATATTGAATCAAAGCAGTCTGAGTCGCTAGAAAACTTTGATGAATCATTAAAGGATATCTTAGAAGATAGGCCAGACTTTATTGAATTTCCAGCAGACAAATTGATTAACTTGCATAATGGATTAATTAATAGCAACAAAGCTCAGGAATATTTAAAGTCTCGTGGTATTGATTTAGATTCAATTAAACATTTTTCATTAGGATATTCAGACAATATGGACATGATAACTGTCCCAGTTCATAGCCCAGACGGGGTAGCAGTAGGTGTTGTTGGTAGATCTATTTCTGATAAGAGATTTAAGAATAGCAAAGACCTTCCAAGAAGCAAGACTATGTTTAATATTCACCGTGCTAAAAAAATTGGAGATAGGGTTATTGTTGTAGAGTCTAGCTTTGATGCAATTCGTGTTCACCAAGCTGGATTTCCAAATGTGGTAGCAACTCTTGGTGGACACATATCAGGGCAAAACCTTAGTCTATTAAATAGATACTTCAATACAGTTATAATTATGACGGATGCTGATAAGGCAGGAAGAGATTTAGGCTCAACGATTGCATATAAACTAAATAATAAAAACATCTTGTGGGCTTCGCACTCTTATGGTAGAATATATCCAGAGGGTGTAAAAGATGCTGGTGATATGTCTGATGAAGACATAAAATCTTGCATAGCAAATGCCATATCTAATTTTGAATATATATCTGGGATTCAAGAAAAATAAACAGGCGAATATATATCGTCAATATAAAAGGAGAATACAAATGAGTATAGTAAAAGGTCTAAAAGACTTAAACAAGGCACTAGATAAGCCTACGTATACAGCAAGCGATGACAACAAAGGTCGTTGGTTTAAAATTGAAGATGGTGAAAGCGTAAAGATTCGTTTTCTGCAAGAGCTTGATCCAGATTCGCCACACTATAACGAAAAATTTGGTTGCGGATTTATTGCTCTTGAGCATACTAATCCCAAAGACTACCGAAGAAAAGCTCTAGATACAATGGAGCTAGAAGGACGTGACTGGGCAAACGAACAGCACCGAAAAGATCCAAAGGCTGGATGGAAAGCCAGAGCAAGACTTTACATCAACGTTCTTGTTGATGACGGAAAAGAAGCGCCGTATGTTGCCATTCTTTCTCAGGGCACAAGTGGTAAGGCAATTACTCCAACATTAATTGAATATGCTGGAGAGATTGGAAGTATTACAAATCTCATGTGGCGCATCAAGCGTACAGGAACAAAAACAGATACAAGTTATACAATAATTCCATTAGCAAAAGACGAAACGCCTTTTGATAGTTCTAGCATTGAGCTGTTTGATCTTGAAAAGTCAGCAGTTCGTCACGTACCATATGATGAGCAAGAAGCATTTTATACTGGAGACTCTCATTCGGAAACACGAGAATCTTCTTCAACTAGCAGCAGCGTAGACTGGTAACATTAAATAGTGGAGGCGGCATTGACCGCCTCCACTTTATTTAGTAGAATATAATAATGAGAACATACGACATCCCAGACCCGTTTGAGACTTTTGTTTCCAACAAGTATAAAAACTATGTGGGCGCTTTGTATGATTTCTTTGCCAGAGAATGGCATATGAAATGCGGATGTTGCAAGGAAGATTTATATGCACCAACAAAAAAGATATTGACTAAAATTAGGTTATATCATACTAGAAATGAATGCACAGGCGGATACTAATGAGTTTTACACATTTACACGTTCACTCTTACTACTCGCTTATGGACGGGCTAAACTCTCCAGAAGAATTGTGTCAGGCAGCGTTAGATGCTGGTCAAACAGCAATCGCCATAACAGATCACGGCACATTGTCCTCTCATCGTGATATGCAGATAGCTGCAAAGAAGCTTGGCATAAAGCCGATACTTGGAGTTGAGGCTTACATATCACCAACAGATAGATTCGATAGATCTTCTAAGACAGATAAATCAATTCAGGCGTATAATCATATTATTCTTTTAGCTAAGAATAAAAAGGGTCTAGAGAATATCAATACCCTGCAGGAGCTTGCGTGGACAGAAGGCTTTTACCATAAGCCACGTATTGATAGGGAGGTGCTTAAGGAATATGCGGAAGGTATTGTTGTACTCTCTGGATGCCTTAATGGCCTCATCTCTAAAGCTATCGAGAAAGGCGAGTTCTCTGAAGCTAAGATGGTTCTCAAAGATTTTCAGAAAACTTTCGGTAAAGATTTTTATGTTGAGGTTCAATCTCACAATCCAGAAGAAATAAATTCAAAGCTTCTAGAGCTTGCCGACGAGCTTAAGATTAAGGCGGTGGCAACTGGAGATGCACATTTTGCTAAAGAAGAAGATAGAGTCTTAGAAGAAGCAATGCTTATTCTATCAACATCTCCTAAATCAGATAAAGATGCAGACTTTGAAATGTCTAGACAAATGCCAGACATGCTTGATAGATTCAATTATCTATACCCAGACCGCAAGATATCATTTGCAGACTATAATTTATTTATTCAAAGTAGGTCTGAAATTGAGGCGGATTTTAATAAGGCAGGTATTACTCGTACAGATATATATGATAATACAATGGAGATTGCTGATAAGATTGAAGAATATGACTTCAATAGGGGTCTAGATCTGCTACCTATCCCAAAGACCAATGCTGACAAGAAACTGTCTGATATGGCCTTAGAAGGCCTTAAAAGACTATCTCTAGACAAAGATCAGGTCTACTTGGATAGAATTTCAGAGGAGTTATCTATAATTAAAGATAAGTCATTTGCTTCATATTTCCTAGTTGTAGCCGATATGATTACATGGGCAAAGTCAAATAATATTATGGTTGGTCCTGGTCGTGGTTCTGCCGCAGGTTCATTAGTTTGCTACGCCCTTGGAATTACAGATGTCGATCCAATTAAGTATGATCTTCTTTTCTTCCGCTTTATTAATCCAGAGCGAAATGACTTTCCAGATATCGATACTGACTTTGAAGACCGTCGCCGTAAAGAGGTTAAAGATTATTTAAAGAAGAAGTTTAAGCACGTTGCATCTATTTCTACATTTACTTACTTTAAAGATAAAGGTGTTATTCGTGATGCAGCTCGTGTGTTCATGGTTCCACTTTCCGATGTTAATCGTGCAATGAAATCGATTGATACATTTGAAGACTTTATGGATTCACCAAACACAAAAGAGTTTAGAACAAAGTATCCAGAGGTTACGTGGCTAGCTGAAAAGCTACGTGGAAAAATTCGCAGCGTTGGAGTACATGCTGCTGGAGTTGTTGTAGCAAAAGATGATTTAAGAAAGTATGCACCAATAGAATCTAGAGCAGATGCAAACGATGAAGTGTCTGGAAGAATTCCAGTCGTGGCATACGACATGGATACGGTTGCAGATATAGGTCTTATTAAACTAGATGCCCTAGGACTTAAGACTTTATCTGTAATCTCTGACACTCTGAAAACAATTAAAGATAGATCTGGTAAAGAGATTAATCTATATGAAATACCGCTTGATGATCAGAATGTTTATAAAATATTTAATGATGGATACACAAAGGGAATATTCCAGGCAGAAGCAACCCCATATACAAACCTTCTTATTAAAATGCGGGTCGATAAGTTTGAAGATTTAGCTGCATCTAATGCTTTGGTTCGCCCAGGCGCAATGAATACAGTGGGTGCTTCTTATATTAAGCGTAAGCATGGAGACGAAGCAGTTCATTATACTCACCCTATAATGAAGCCTTTTACAGAAAATACATACGGAGTTATTATTTATCAAGAGCAAGTTATGCAAGCATGCGTACACTTGGGAGGAATGACCTGGTCGGAAGCAGACAAGGTTAGAAAGGTTATCGGTAAGAAGCAGGATGCAAAAGAACTCAGTCCTTTCAAAGATAAATTTATTGACGGCGCTAAGAAACATATCAGCACCGATGAAGCAGAAAACCTCTGGAAAAACTTCGAAGCACATGCTGGATACTCATTCAATCGCAGTCACGCTGTCGCTTATTCTATGCTTTCTTATTATACCGCTTGGCTTAAGTGTTATTATCCTTTGGAATTTTTATTCTCGATCCTTAAAAACGAAGGAGACAAAGACGCCAGAACAGGCTATTTGATTGAAGCAAAAAGGCTTGGCATCAAGGTTAAGCTACCACATATAAATGAATCTGATGTAAACTTTTCATTACAGAAAGATTCTATCAGATTTGGATTGGCAGAAGTTAAATTTATTTCAGATAGCATTGCGAATAAGATTATAGAAAAGAGACCTTATGAAAACTACAAAGACTTTGTTGATAAAGCATCCAAGAAAGGCAGTGGTATTAATTCTAGGGCCATTTCTTCTCTTAACACTATTGGCGGGGCTGCTTTTGATGATAACCCTAGAAGCGGTAAAGAAGCCGAGTCTTATTACGAATTTTTAGGAATACCATCATTTAATCTTTCTAATTTAGACCCAAAGATTAAAGCGCAGGCTAGACCGATTGATGAGTTTGAAGAGCTTGGATCGTTTGTCATGTTTGGAATGGCAAAGAGCATAAAGCGTGGAAATGGCTGGTCAAGAATTGAGCTTGTCGATGAGAGCGGATCAGTGGGTCTTTTTGATATTGAGCAAACAAAAATAGAAACAAATAAAATGTACTTTGTTCTTGTCGGAGATAATAGAATATCCAGATATGTAGAGGTTGATTTAATCAATAGGGATTCGGATGATGCTTTTGTGAAATACTTGTATTCGAGCTCATACGACATTGACGAAAACCAAAGGATTGTGATAAGCTATACTCCATATAAAACTAAGGCTGGAAAAACTATGGCCCACCTTATTATGTCGGATAAAGAAAAGAATTTAACTAGAGCTATTGTATTCTCTAGCATGTACCCTATCTCTCTGGCTAAAATGAGAGAAGGAATGATTTGTGAACCAATTCTAAAGTCGTTAGAAGATGGTACAATTATGGTAAAGGAGATAAAATGACAGATAGCAATCAGGAAATGTTAAAGTCTATGAATGCAACTACAATACTAATTGCAATTTTAAATCAAATAGGATCAATTAGTGTGCCTACAAAAGATTTTTTAGCGGTTAACTCTGAAGATAGGCAGCTATCGGTTGAGTATGATAGTGAAACTCTTTCTTTTAACTTTAAGATGAATGACACTGTAGAAGATGTTGAATCTGAGGACCTCAGAAATTATTCAGAAGATTATAATCTAAGCGGTAAAGTAGAATAACTATGGATCGATTGGAAGACATAGAGTTTGTTGATCACCAGCCACCAAAGAGAATCGTAGATACATTTGAGGCAATGAGAGCAACAAGCATCCTTGTTGCTATATTAAAGCACAACGGAAAGCTTGGTGTGCCTAGGTCTATATTGGATGAGCTATTGACTCAAGAACAAGTTTTTCCAAACGATTTTATAACTAAAAATGGAAGTATGGCAAGAGTTACTTACGAAAAAGAAAAAGATATGTTCTTTTTTGAACTTGGATACATGGATGAAAAACCTTATCCAAACCACCTAATAGGCTTTCAGTGTACTAGGTCAGATACAAGAGTTGGAGATATAAGTTACGATGATCCCTATTACAGAAATTGAGAGTGTTTTAGCAAAGCTCGATCCAAAAACAAGAGCACGTGTTCAATCGGCACAGGATATTAAAATTGAAAAGCAGTTAACTCCAAGCATAGGATTAAACTTTGCTTTACGTGGCGGTCTTGGTTATGGTAGACAAGCACTTGTTTGGGGAAATAAGTCTGCTGGAAAATCTTCGTTTTGCTTACAAATGATTGCGCTTGCACAAAAAGAAGGAAAAACTTGTGCCTGGATTGATGCCGAAGCATCTTACGATCAGTCATGGGCAGAAAAACTAGGAGTAGATTCTTCCTCTCTTATCTACTCTCCAGCAAAAACAATTAATGACATGGTAGATGTCGCAACAAAACTTATGGATGCTGGAGTAGACCTTATTGTAGTAGATTCAATATCAGCACTTCTCCCAGCGATCTACTTTGAAAAAGACGGAAATGAAATGAAAGATTTGCAAGACACAAAGCAAATCGGCGCAGAAGCAAAGGATATGACCCACGCAGTCAAAATGTTAAATTATGCAAACAAAAACACACTACTTGTTCTCATCTCACAACAACGAAATCAGTTTGGATCTATGCATGCTAGTCACATCCCCACAGGCGGCATGGCTGTCAAGTTCTTCTCTTCCACAGTTATCAAACTCTGGTCTTCTGAAGCTGAGGCTAACGCTATCAAGGCTGGCATTAAAGTTGGCGACAAAATTATTGAGCAAAGAGTTGGCAGGCCAGTTAACTGGATTATTGATTACAACAAGCTCGGCCCCCCAAATTTATCAGGACAATACGACTTTTACTACCAAGGGGAAACTCTTGGTGTAGATGGCGTTGGAGAAACTTTAGATGTTGCAGAAATGTGTGGAATTATAGAAAAGGGTGGCGCATGGTATACAGTAAATGGAGAACGTTTTCAAGGACGTGCGAAGGCTGTAGCATATTTAAAGGACAATCCAGATGTTGTAGGCAACTTAGTCGAGGAAATAAATGCCAAATATTAATGAGTTTTTTAATTCAGGAGATAAAAAAATGGATTTAGAAAATGCACAAATGATTAATGGTGCCAAGCCATGCTCCAAATGTGAAGAAAACTCAACTACATACACCTGGAATCAAGATACTTTTACTATGACATGGAAATGTAAAAATGGTCATCCAAATGAATTAAAGGTTAACTCATGATAGAAAAAATTATTATATCTCCTCAGATAGTAGTTTATAAAAACATTTTGAAAAATAGCCAAGGCGTAGTTGATTTTTTAAATTCTGATGATAAGAAAATAGTTAATAACTCATGGCAAGATTGGTATGATAATGGCTGGAGATTTTCTGTAAACTTTGATGAAATTGAGAAATCTGAATTGCCTGAATACTCATACTTAAAAGAAATGTGTGACGCGTTTGACTATATTTCAAAAGATTATATGCTTGAATATTCAAAAGAGAATGGAATCTGGCCTAGCTTTATAAAAGACTGGAATAATGTTAATCTAAATAATCATAACATTGATTTTTTTAGATATAAGCTGGATCACTCTAGAGATAGAAATTGGGACTCAGACTTTCTTATGAACTACCACGTAGACGAATTTGATGTTGACGGAGTATTTAAAAGTCAAAAAAACATAGTAACTGTTAACTTTTACCTTAACGACAATTACGATGGCGGTGAGATATGTGCATATAACAAAGATTTAAACTTAAGCTACAGGTACAAGCCAGTTGCTGGAGATGCAGTTGTAATGCCATCGGCAAGTCCATTTTTTCATGCGGTAAAGCCGTTCTACTTGACCGACAGATATTTTTCTAGAATATTTATAAACTATAATGATAGTCTAGTAGACAGCAGCGTAGACAGTGATTTTTTTTCTAAAGAGCACTCCGTAGGAAACCCTTACGAAAAAAAGTTTATAGATGAAGGCTTTCAGTTTTTAAATGTTAACATTGAAGAAGTAGAGGTGCCAAATGTCTGAAAGATCTGAAGTAAAAAGAGACGGAGCCAAGGCTCAAAAAAATAGTGGGCGTGGGGACTATCAAAAGGGTGACGCTAAATGGAATGGTTTTCTTGTAGATTATAAAGAGTCTAACTCTTCTTTTAATTTAAATAAAGAGGTCTGGTCAAAAATATGCACAGATACATTTAAAGTGGATAGGAATATGTACCCAGCTCTTAAATTAATAATAGGAACTGAATCAAAGGTTAGGTTGGCAGTAATAGAGTGGGCAACGCTTGAAGACTTAGTTAATAACCAAAAGGGGGAAGAATGATAAAGAAAGAAATTTATGACAAGGTAGTTTTGTATAGGGACATATTCTCTGAAGAAGATATTAATCTAATTAGAAATACAATTTTAGAATCAGAAGATGATGTCTCTGGCAAAGCGTTTGCTCTCCCAGAAGATTCTTCTTATGCAGATTATCATGGACCAGACCCAGTTGAAAAGGATGACGGCACAATAATTAAATCATGGTCAACTTGGTATAACTATGGCAAAAAAACATTTTTTAGCAATAACATAGAGAAAGACCTTTCTGATGTTGGCAAAAAGCAGGTTGCTGTAAGAAAGCTAATATTAGATGGAATATCAAAAGCTCACGAAGATTATTTTTCCAGCTACGATAAAAATAGCTGGCCAGAGTATGCTGGCAGAGATTTCTCTTTAGATAGAGGAATTTATGGTATGTGTTTTTCAGACATAGAAGTTCTTCAGCACAGAATAAATAATGACTCAGAGTTTACTATAGATATTCATACTGATTGGCATGAGCAAAGACATACCTGGCCAGGTCCAAAACAAATTGTCACATATACTTTTTATTTGAATGATGATTATGAGGGTGGGGAAGTAGATTTTATTAGTGAAAATGAAAAGTCTATGACAACATACAAGCCTAAAATGGGAGACATAACAGCATTCCCATCTGGAAGACCATACTGGCACAGTGCACGTGCTGCAAATGAAGGAAGCAATAAAATATTCGTAAGGGTTTTTGCGTCTAAACAGTATGTTGGGTCTTCTGAATGGCATGAAGGTGCGGCAAAACATGGTGTAGAAAATTGGCTAGAAAAAGAAAAAGAGAAGGTTCTATCTTTTGTTAATGATGGCGAAACATCTAGAAGAATTGTTATTGATGGTAAAGAGACAAGCGATTTTTCACACCTATTGCCATTATTTATTGATAATGATAAAATATTCTACATAGATGGAAAAGAACTTAGCTTGTAGCAAATGCTTTCAAGCACTAATATAAGGAGCAAAAAAATGGCTAACCCAACAATTACAATCGTAGGTCGAGTTGGAAGTGACCCAGAGGCTATCGGATCGAATGGTCTTCGTTTTAGAGTTGCAACAAATGATCGTGTTAAAAATGATACAACAGGTGCGTGGGAAGACAAAAACACTTCATGGTGGACCGTAAAGGCATGGCGAACACTTGCCGATCAATCTAAGTCTGTAATTCGAAAAGGCATGGAAGTAACAATAGTTGGTAAAATTTATGAAGAAAATTGGACAGATAAAGACGGTATTAAGAGAAGTTCATACGAAATTAATGCAGATTCAATTTCTGTGACTACATACAGTTTGGCAAAAGATAAGCCTGCAAACGATTTTCCTTCATACAAGACGTATGCAGAGGTTCCATTTTAATGCTATCTTTTTTATTTGGGATTGCAATTGGATTCCTATTTGGCTACGCAATGGGATTGTTTATAGATAAATGGGATAAGAGGATTAAGAATGACAGAGGACAATAACACTCTTCAATTAATTAGCTCTATAACTGAATTCAATGATCTTCATGAGTTTATGAAAGACGAGCATTTAGATAAGGCTTTATCAATTGTAGTAAAGCTATTGATGAATCCAGACGTTCCTTCCGCAAAAGCCCCTTTGCTGATAATGGAGCTTCAGGCAATGTCAACAAAGTTTGCCGTAATGTCTTCATTCTATTCAACGATAGCAAAAGACAAAGCTGGTACAGTTAACAATAACAAAAAAAATGTTTATTATTCAGTGAAGGAGTCCATAGACAAACTTGTAGATGCACTTAAGTATGTCGTTAGGTATAATTCGTAATGGGTAGAGATATAGTTAGAAACCTTAAGTTTAAAAAGCACACCATGAAGCATTTTGACCCAGATCTTTTTGCCGAATTGCTTGATGAGTCATACAGAAATACTAAACGTGCAGATGGAGATATGACAAAGAAATCTTTTAGCCCAAGCTCTTTGGGCTATGGCCATGGTACATGCCCAAGATATTGGTACATGGCTTTTTCAGGAGCAATGTTTATAGATAACAATGATGCCATCGCTGTTGCCAACATGGCTCAAGGGACACAAGCTCATGAAAGGCTTCAAAATTTAATTAAGACAATGCCTCAATGGAGAGCTGAAGAAGAAGAAATTGTAAACGAGTATCCGCCAATCAGAGGTTTCATTGATCTTATCATGGAGTATGATGGTGAGACGGTTATTGGTGAAATTAAAACGGCTAAGCAAGAAGTCTGGGATACAAGACAATCCGAAATGAAGTCTTCCCCAAACCACATGTTGCAGCTACTAACATACATGAAGCTAAAGAATGCTAAAGAAGGATTCTTTTTGTATGAAAATAAAAACACTCAGGAGATATTGGTTATTCCAGTTTCTATGAATGAAAAAAATACAAAAATAATCGAGGACACATTTATTTGGATGCAAGAGGTTTGGGATAACTTTAAAGATGGCAATCTTCCCATGAGACCAGATGGAGCAACAAAATCTAAGATGCCCTGCACATATTGTCCAATTAAAAAAGAGTGCTACTCAAAAGAAACTCCAGTTGGGACAGTTCAAATTGAAAGATTTCAGGTTCCAGTTATATGATCTGCCTTAATTCATCATGCTCAAAGGACTTTACTCAGAAAACCCATAACCAAAAGTATTGTTCTGATGAGTGTTGCAGAATTGCAACTAATAAAAAAATCATGGAAAAATATTATGAAAAAAAGGCTATAAGAAATGGGGCTAAAAGAACATGCTCAAAATGCAATATTGTTTTAAGTAGGTATAACTCTTTAAACATATGCTCTAAATGTGAAAAGAATAAGTCTTTGGAAAATAAGAAAAAGATTATCGGTATGATTAATGACATTAGCTAACCTAGTTAAAACAAAAGCCCATAGAGTTCTAGGGATAGACGCTTCAACAAGCTCAATTGCTTTTTGCTTAATTGAAAATAATAAACCAATTAAATGGGGTAAAATTAATTTGGTGGGTAACGATATATATGAAAAAATATATGATGCTAAAGTAAAAACATCTCTAATGCTTGATGAGCTTAAGTCTGATTATATATCAGTAGAGGGAGCCATACTTGTCAAATCTGCTGATGCTGTGATAAAATTATCTTATGTGTACGGAGTTGTAATCGCTGAGCTTATGTCTACTGGAGCGTCAGTTATTACCATATCTCCAAGTGCATGGCAAGCGCACATTGGAAATAAGAACCCAACTAAAGATGAAAAAGAAGCGATAAGAGTAAAGAATCCAGGATACGCAGACTCATGGTATAAAAACCAGCTAAGGAATATGCGTAAACAAAGAACAGTAGATTATTTTAACAAGATGTACAACTTAAACATCAACGACTTTGATGTTGCAGATGCATTTGGAATTGCATATTATTCAAATGAGGTGTTAACTAAACGATGAAGCCCTATAAGAATAAAGAGTGGCTGTACAGAAGGTATGTTGTTCAGAAGAAAACTATGGAAAATATAGCACAAGAATGTGGCGTAACTGTTATGACCATATATAGAGCTTTAAAAGAAAAGGGATTAATAAAATGAGTCCAACACCAGTTTTTGAAGATTCAAAAGTATTTAAATATGACGACCTTTATCTGCTTACAGTAGGGACAGAGGCTGGTAAAGAAATTCTATCTACATGCCTTGATATTGCTCATATGCTTATAAAGAAAAACATTTCATATGGAAACTCTGCACTAGACCCAGTTCGTATATTTTCAAAGGCGGGTCCAAAAGAGCAGCTATATGTCAGAATTGATGATAAATTAAATAGACTAATTAAAGGTGAAGAATATCCAGGCGATAATGATATTGATGACCTAATTGGTTACTTGATCTTATTAAAGGTTGCTAAGGAATTTGCTATTTCAGTCGACTAGAAGTATAATAAAGTCATATGGAAATTGAACTAGCTGATCATTTTGATCGCATGAATAAAGTAGTTGAAGAACTGCTTAGGGGAAACAACCCTACCCAGATTGCTACCCTTACAGGGTTTAAGAGGGCAGAAGTGGTTGGCCTGATAGATGAGTGGAAGAACGTTGTCCGCAACGATACATCGGCCCGTGAACGTGCTAAAGAGGCTATCTCTGGAGCTGATCAACACTATGCTATGCTAATTAAAGAAGCATGGAAAACAGTTGAAGATGCTGATCAGGCTGGACAGCTAAGCGTTAAATCTGGAGCCCTCAAGCTGATTGCTGATATAGAGGGCAAAAGAATAGGAATGCTTCAAGAGGTTGGCTTGTTGGATAATGCAGAGCTGGCTGGACAGATAGCAGAGGCGGAAAGAAAACAAGAAGTCTTAGTTAAAATACTAAAAGAAGTTACCGCAACATGCCCAAAATGTAAAATGGAAGTAGCTAAAAGATTATCACAGATTACTGGAATTGTTGAACCAATAGAGATTATCGAGGAAGTAAGTGGAATTTAACTTTGATGACCTTATTGACATACTCGACGGTGAAGAGTTTGACGAGAGACCTGTCGACTTAAAAACATTTGTAACTGATAAAAATTATCTTGGTCTTCCAGACTTATCAGACCATCAGTATACTCTTATTGAAAAATCATCTCAGATTTATAAAGAGTCAACACTGATAAAGCTGTTTGGCGAAAAAGAAGGATCTCTTAGATATAGACAAACATGTAATGAAGTTGTAGCTCAACTAGGAAAAGGAAGCGGTAAAGACTACTGCTCTACTATATCTGTTGCCTATATAGTATATTTACTATTATGTCTTAAAGACCCAGCATCATATTATGGCAAACCTCCAGGTGATTCAATTGATATTATTAATATTGCTATTAACGCTCAGCAGGCAAACAACGTATTTTTTAAAGGATTTAAGAATAGGGTAACACATTCGCCATGGTTTATAGGAAAGTACTTTGAAAAAGCTTCAGAAATAAAATTTGATAAGAATGTTACTGTTTATTCTGGACATTCAGAAAGAGAAGCATTTGAAGGATACAACGTTTTAGTAGCAGTTCTAGATGAAATTTCTGGCTTTGCACTAGATAGCACAAGTGGTCATGATCAAGCAAAAACTGCTAGCGGAATTTATGATATGTACAGGGCATCTGTTGACTCTCGTTTTCCAGATTATGGAAAGGTAATTCTTCTTTCTTTTCCAAGATTTAAAAATGACTATATTCAACAAAGATACGAAGATATTATTTCAGAAAAAGAAGTTATATCGAGGTCACATAGATTTAAGTTAGACCCAGACCTGCCAGATAATACGGTTGGAAATGAGTTTGACATATTTTGGGATGAAGATCAAATTATTTCTTATAAGTATCCAAGAGTGTACGCAATACGTAGGCCAACTTGGGATGTAAATCCAACAAGAGGCATTGAAGATTTTAAAATTGCCTTCTATAGAGATGTTACAGACGCACTAGGAAGATTTGCTTGCATGCCACCAGAAGCAATTGATGCATTTTTTAAATCTCGTGAAAAGGTTGAGATGGCATTCAATGATCTTTCAATAGCCGTAGATGGATTTGGAAGATTTGAAGAATGGTTTCAGCCAGAAGAAGACAAGGAATATTTTATCCACGTTGACTTGGCGCAAAAGCACGACCATTGTGCAGTATCAATGGCCCACATTGAAAAGTTTGTTAGTGTAAAAGTTACAGATAGTTATTCTCAGCCAGCTCCAATTGTTAAAGTGGATGCTGTAATGTATTGGACCCCAACTTCAGATAAGTCAGTAGACTTTGCAGAGGTAAGAGACTATATATTATCATTAAGGTCTAGGGGGTTTAATATTAGAATATGTACATTTGACAGATGGAACTCTCACGATATGATGCAACAACTAAAGCAGTATGGAATAAATACAGAAACTTTATCTGTGGCAAAAAAGCATTATGATGACATGGCCATGGTGGTTTTAGAAGAAAGATTAAATGGACCACACATACCGCTTCTCATTGACGAATTGTTAGAGTTAAGAATTATGCGTGACAAGGTTGACCACCCAAGAAAAGGTTCTAAAGATTTAGCTGACGCAGTTTGCGGATCAATATATAATGCAATTAGCTTAACCAGAGCTGCATTTGGAGACATAGAGGTTCACGATTACGGCTCAGTAAAAAAACAATACCGAGAAAGCTTGGTAAAAGAAAGCACCAATTTGATAAAAGCTCCTTCGGCAATGCCAAGAGACCTTTCTGATGCCTTGAGTGGAATGGAAATAGTATGATAAACTATCAAGAACAAGCAAGACAATGTCTGTGTTGCACGAAGCATGTACCCTTACCTACCTTATTAAGAGAGTATGAAGGAATACCTTTATGCCCCACTACATTTGCAAATGTTTTAGAGTATAAAAGAATATGGGAGTCTATTGGGTCAAGGCCTACTGGCTCAATAAGAAAGCATTTTTCTGAGTATACTCAGAAAATAGTAGAGAAATCAATAAGCGGGGTAGAAAATGGAAAATAGAATAATTTATAATGTTTTTTCAAAAGAAGAAATACAGGATATCCTGTTGGCTAATGAAAAAAGAGATGATACTAAAGAAATTCAAGACTTTTTAGGAAGAACTAGATTAGATTATGATAGAAATAGCCTACATCTTCTTCCAGAATCTTTACTTGCAAAAGCGGAAAAGATAGCTAAAGAGCTTTTAAACCATGACGGCAAAGAGTTTAAGTTCTGGTACTACAGCTTTGTTGAATACAACAACGAATATGGAGAACCCAAGCTTGGTCCGCATAAAGACCAAGCCCCATTTACCGCAAGCCTTCTTTGCCAAATAGAATCTAATGTAAACTGGGATGTTTACGTAGAGGGTGTACCTTACTCTCTTGAAGACAATAGCGCACTAACAGTTAATGTTAGAGATCAAGATCACTGGAGAATGGAAACAAAGTTCGAGGAAGGCCAGTTCCTTAAGATGGCATTTTTTCACTACATAAATGAAGATGATAAGGCTTTAAACGTAGCAACAAAAGAACAGCTAGATGGAATAAATAGAAAGTGGGCCCATATTACTGGATGGCAAGAAGAAAATTCAGCAGATACTGCAAAATATGGCCTATCCTTTATCAATGCCCGCAAAATTGATGGATGGGAAAAAGGAAAAAACAAAATTAATGGAGAAGATCAGTGATGAAATATTTATTGTTTTTAATAAAATATAAATATAGCAAACTAAAAAGATTAATCTTAAAAAAGGGGAATAAGGATAGGTTTACTTACTAATGATTATCCTTGGCATAAACGAAACATCCCATGATGCTTCAGTGTCCCTTATAAAAGATGGAGAAATCTTGTTTGCGGGGCATGCAGAAAGATACAGTAAGGAAAAAAATGATTGGTACAATAACAAAGAAATTATACTAGACGCTTTAAATTATGGCACACCAGATGCAATTGCCTATTACGAAAAGCCTATGCTAAAAAGATCTAGAATTATTTTAAGGGGTGGGAAGTCAGACTGGAAGCCTACATTTCCTATTGATGTTCCAGTTCACTACTTTAAACATCATTATTCTCATGCAGCAGCTGGGTACTATACAAGCAAGTTTAATGACGCATGCATAGTTGTTTTAGATGCAATAGGGGAGTATAACACTTCAACAATTTGGGTTGGAGAAGGAGAAAGTATTAGTCTAAAGTACAAGAAAAATTACCCCACAAGCTTCGGCCTATTCTACTCTGCATTTACGAAACTTATTGGCCTTATGCCAAATCAAGAAGAATACATAATGATGGGAATGGCTGCTTATGGAAATGCAGAAAGATATGCTCCAAAAGTATCTAACTATTTTCTTAGACATGACATGCAAAAATACAATTTACATAAAGGGATTGTTGATTGGAATGAAGCAATTACAGAACAAGACAGATTTGATATAGCGGCAGCCGTACAGTATGTATATCAAAAAAGACTGTTAGAGTTTATGAAAATGGCTAAAGAATTAACTGGGAAAAGTAACCTAGTATTTATGGGTGGGTGTGCACTTAACTCATCAGCAAACACCGCTCTGTGGGATATTTTTGATTCAGTTTGGATTATGCCAAACCCAGGAGATGCTGGCAGCTCTTTAGGAGCAGCAGCAGCACTGTACGGAAAGCATATAAATTGGAAAACACCTTACCTTGGCCATGATATGGGTGGAACATATCCAATTGATGATATTGTAAAGGGTATTTTAAAAGATGGTATAGTCGCAGTTGCTTCAGGAAGAGCTGAGTACGGCCCAAGAGCATTAGGCAATAGATCTATTTTAGCAGATCCTAGAGACCCTAACATAAAAGATAAAGTTAATTCAATAAAGCAAAGGGAACAGTTCAGACCATTTGCACCAGTAGTCATGGCAGAGCATGCTTCCAAATGGTTCGATATGAATTTTGAAAGTCCTTATATGCAATATACAGTTAAATGTCTACAGCCAGAAAAAATACCATCTGTTGTGCACGAGGATGGAACATCAAGGGTGCAAACAGTTACTAAAGAACAACACCCTGGACTATATAAAGTTCTTAATAAGTTTTATTTACAGACTGGAGTTCCTATTTTATTAAACACTAGTTTAAACATTAAGGGTCAACCTCTTTTAAATGATCATCAAGATGCTATTGACTGGCAGGCACATTACGGATATAATATACTAACTAGTGCCAGTAGCTTAGTTGGTTAAAGCCCCGAACTCATAATTCGGTAATCGTAGGTTCAAGTCCTACCTGGCACACACCTTTGTAGCTCAGCGGAAGAGCAACAGACTTCTAATCTGTAGGTCGCTGGTTCGATCCCAGCCAGGGGTACGTTCCTATAGCTCAGCTGGTAGAGCAGCAGACTTTTAATCTGCGGGTCGATGGTTCGAAACCATCTGGGGACACGGGGTTGCACCCACTTACATAAGGAGAAGAAATGAAAACAGTAGGAGATGTATTAGGAAATTT